CGCCCCATACAAAGAGGTTGCCGTTTACAAGATAGCCGTCGCCTGTTGCACCAAATGGATGCTCTGATACAAGAGTTGCATAATCATTGTAAGTTCCAAGTACATAGATAGACGCACCAGCGGCACCAGTAGCGCCAGTTGGTCCAACTGAACCAGTTGCACCTGCTGTACCAGCAGCACCTGCCGCACCTGTAGCTCCAGCAGTACCTTGTGGACCTTGTGGACCTGTTGGTCCAACTGCTCCTGGAAGACCTGCAATACCTTGGGTACCTTGAGAACCTGTTGCTCCTGTAGCTCCAACTGCACCTGTAGGACCAACAGCGCCTTGCGGACCTGTAGGACCAGCTACTGTAGAGGCAGCTCCAGTTGCACCTGTGGGACCTGTAGCTCCTTGTGGACCTGCAGCAGTTAAAGTAAAGATTGCATTTAAATTAGAATTGTCTTGAGAAACAACATATAAAGTAGATGGGCCTGTAAATGGAACATCCCAGAATATAGTTCCAGTTTCAATACCTAGGTTAGTAAACCCAGTTGTATATTGAGTTCCAGCGTTATACGCGCCCTGTGTGGTTTGTACTCTAAATCTATTTCCAGTGGTGTCAATAGTTAATCTATAACGAAGACCACGGATAACAGTAATGGTTGGATTTGTTAACCCATTAATAACATAGTTAGGGGTAGCGTCAGCAGTAACTGTTAAATCAATACCGCCTGATGTACCAGCAGGTCCTGTTGGACCTTGAACTGTAGAAGCCGCACCTGTGGCTCCTGTTGCACCAGTTGGACCAGTGGGACCAATTGCACCAATTTCACCTGTTGCAGCAAATGACCAACCTGAATAAATTTGACCAGATGTACCAACGCCAGCATCGGCAATCATGGTAATGGTTAGGCCGTCATTACTTACTGTAATAAAACCTTCAAGGTAAACTGTTGGGTCAGAATTATAGATTGCACGAATTCGCATTCCTGTTATAAAGGCGTGGTCGGCGTTACCTAATACAAACGCTTTACTACCAGCACCAAAACTAACTGCAGTAACAGAAGCTACGTTTCCATAACCAACACCGCGAGGTCCTTGACCACCTGTAGGCCCAAGGTTACCTGTAGGACCTGTTGGTCCCTGTAGACCTGAAATACCTTGTGGACCTGCAACACCAGTATCACCTTTAGGACCAGCTAAACCTGTAGGTCCTTGAATACCTGTAGCACCAGTTGCACCTTGTGCACCTTGTGGGCCAACAGGACCTAGAGCTCCTTGAGGTCCTGTGGCTCCTGTTGGTCCAGCGCTACCAGTTGCACCAGTAGGGCCTTCTAAGTTTCCAACGTTCTTCCATGCGGAAGTTACGGTATCCCAAATAACTAAATTACCGTTAGCAAGTAACCAAGCATCGCCAGCTGTACCTGTTGGACGTGCAGCTTGCAACGCTGCAAGGGTTGCATATTCTCCAAGAAGATTTAAACCTTGACCAGGGGCACCTGTAGGACCAGTAGTTCCAGAAAGACCAGAAACACCTTGTGGACCAGTAGGACCTGTTACACCAGCGTTTCCTTGAATACCTTGTGGACCAGCAGCACCTGTGCGTCCAGTAGGGCCTGTTGCACCAACAGCTCCAGTAGGAAGCGGAAGTGTTGTGTAAACCCAAGCATTAGCTTGGCGACGGTAGACGCGGATATTTGTTGCATCGCCTGTAATTTGAACAAACGCCCACTGATTAGGTGTAGGCGTTGGATATGCAGTTGTTAGTGCTGCGAGGGTTGCAAATGTTCCAAGGAATTGTGAATACTCACCCTGCGCACCTGTAGGACCTGTTGCTCCTGTAGGGCCAGTAGGACCGTTTAAAATGCCTGTAGGACCCGTTGGGGTAGGGAACCAGTTGCCATTATCTGGCGGAACAATAATTATATCTGCCACGTTAATCCACCGATACCTGTTGGGTTACGAACACTTGACCTCGCAAAAATGTCTTTTGGAATGTTGCATCTGTAGTAGATGTAGCTTGCAAATCCCAGAATAGTCGCACTGGTAGATATTTAGTAGCGGACTGAGTAAGCGTGATTCTTATACGTCCAGTTGCGGCGTCTATAATTGTAACATCGAAGGACGCATATCTAGCTGGTGAATTAGGGTAAGTTCTAAGCTCTGATTTAAAGACTAGACCAGTAACAGAGGCTCCTAGAACAAAGTCCTGGCTAAAGCTATCGCCTTGGTATAAAACTAAATCGTATGCCTGAACTGTAGTTGGGAATACTTCTCTTCCATTTAAATCGTTTGGTAGATACACACGCTCTGGCTTACGTGAGTCGTCAATCTCTTGTGCCATGTAGATGGGAACCAACTTATTGGTATGGCGAGAGACTCGTCGTAGGGTACCCATCTGGATACGCCATAGGCCGATGTTAAGAGCTGAACAAAGCTGCTTGTATTGTTCTTGGCGTTGTTGAATCATAGAAGTCAACTGCTGCCAGCGCTGGCTACGTGGGATTACTACTCCATCTGGAGCAGTAATGTTAATATCAAAAGAGGCGTCAGTAGCAAGAGCCCATAGAGCCTCAATAGTTGAGAGGATAGCTACTGGGTACTCTTCAACTGCAGGAATAGCGCCAATTGACATTCTGCTTCCGTAAGCATCTGTGCGCTCATGTAGGTGCTGACCTACGGCTGTGTTAACAAAGCGCTCAATATCAGCGTCTGAGAAATAACGATAAGCGGTACCGTGGACTGTAAGGAGGGCACCATTAGCAACAGGATTCTGAAAACGAATCTTGCCTTGGTCTACCTCTAGCTTATAACCAGTAGGTGCGGGAATGTAGTCTTCTGTTACAGTTACTAAAAGGGTGTATGCGTCAACAGGCTTATTGTTTAAATAAAACTCTTTAGTAACGCCATCGCCAATTGCAGTAAAAGTAAACTCTTTACCCTGGTCCCCAAGTTCTAGGCGAACGCGAGATACCAAATCCGATAAGAGGGCCACTCATTTACTCCTAACGCTACTGATACATGGTGTCAGTAAATGGACAAAAAATCCGTACAAACGAAAAAGCGGGCATCAATGTGCCCGCTAATCCGCCAAAATTAATGCTAGATAACGCCAGCTAAATAACCCTTTTCTTCAAGGTGCTGGGCCACTTGCTTGCTAACTTTATACTTCTGTCCTGCTTTGAAGTTATAGTAGTTGCCAGCGCCTAGGGTCATGTTCTCGATATCCTCGACAACACGGATGACAATTACGTCATCTCCCTTGCTTACAACTGTAGCTTCATCAACGATTACTGTTGCCCGATTAGGGTTAGTAGCGTCTAGGACCTCGGTCTCAAGTTTAATCTGAGCGTTGGCGGTAGCCATTGACATTTCTGATGCACGGGCCTGAAGAGCTTCTGAGTTATCAGAAATCTGTGCTTCACGAGCACGACCTGTTACATCTGATGGTTTTACTTTACTTGCCATTTGTATTCTCCTAATTATTGTCTGTTGAAAGTGGGGGAGGGCCGTAGCCCTCCCCCTTTAGCACATTAGTGCTTAGTTGGTTTCTGCAATGATTACAGACTGGTCAGTGATTAGACCAAGACCGAAGATTGAGTACCAAGCAAGAGCATGCTCACGACCGAAGTCAAGAATACCGCCATCGCGGAGTTCGACTGGAAGAGAGATTGCGTGACCGAATGCGTTATCTCCAATGAAGATAGCTGCATAGCGGTCTGAACCACCGTTACCTGTCTTTGTAGCAGGAGTGATGTAGCCACCACCAGCTGTTACAGTTGGGTTAGCAACAGTTGTGTCAGTTGTGTAAGAAGTACCAGCACCACCAGCAACCTTAAGGACCTGTGTGGTTTCGATGAATACGCAATCGTACAAACGACCGATTTCACCAAGCATGAAGTTACCTGGAGCTGCGTACTTGGTTACTTCGATGAATTCTGGATTGTCACGTAGCTTACGTGACTGGTGAGGGTGAACAAAAGCAACATATGTCTCACCAAGGCGAGGGATGTTCTTTGTTGCAAGTGTCTCTACTGCATCCTTAACTGTATGAGGGGTCATGTAATATGTACCTGTCATAGCTGCACGAGATGAAGCTGTTGTTCCATCTGCGTACCAGTTGTTTACAGCTGTAAGAGCTGAGCGGTCTTCACCGTAGATTGTTGAAGTTGCTGCGTAGAGTGTGTCGCGTGATAGCTGGTCAAGATAGATAGCCATGTTACGACCAAGAAGACGTGAGGCTGAAGCCATTACGTCATCGAATGAAGCATTAAGCAATAGCTCTGATACAGCAAGAGCATAACCATGCTCTGTTACTGTGATTGAGAACTGCTGTGCTGTAAGTGCGTTTGTCTGCATACGAACACCTTCAACTAGGCTGTTTGCAAAGCCGAGGTTGTTGTAACGCATGAAGTTAATCTGTAGACCAGGTGCAACACCAAGTTCAGTCTTCTTGACTGCAAATTGCTCAAAGCGAAGGATAGGCATAGCCTGGAAAAGGATTTCCTTAGACCAGATTGTCTGAATCGCTTGAGTCAACTGTGTGTTTGTACCTGAGTACGCTGTTGGGGCTGCGGCTAGATTGCCAGTACCCGTAATACCAGATGCCATTTTAGTTGTTTACTCCTTGTAGGTTGGATTTGGGATTGTGGGATTTACCCGAACAAGCCGCGAGACTTACCTCGAGCGGTAGCGCCCAAGATTTTCTCTCTGTATTTTGCATAATCATTCATCGACATTGACTGAATATCTTCAGCCGTTAACGAGCGTTGGTCCATATTGGTGTCCATCTGTCCGAGCGGGGGCGTGGTTACCCGAGTCCCCGTCATTTCTTTACGTGCATTCTGCATTGCAGACTGCGCGGATTCAAGAATCTTTGCGGAACGAGCTTTTAGTCCTTCAATACTTGCGTCAACCTCTTCAGGGGTATTGCCATTGATGAGGTCTAACAGTTCAGGAATAATAGCTTCACGTTCTGCGTCTACACGTTGTGAACGGTAGTTCTGTAGGTCAGCAAAAGACTTTTCGCGTTCCAGTAGAGCGAAGGCACGTTCACGTTCTTGACGCTCACGCTCCAACTGCTCCTGCCACTCTTGTTCCTTGGTTTTAAGCAAGGTACGAACGTCCATGTCACTTTCAAGAGCTTCCTGCTCAGCTTTAGCTTTTGCTTCTGCTTCTGCAGCACGTGCAGCAAGTTCTGCTTCACGCTCTTTCTTAATGGCATCTAGTTCTTCCTTCAGCTTGTCAATCTGAGGGTAGAGCTTTTCTTTTTCTTGACCACGTACACGGGCCAAGTCATCTTCCGTATAAAACTTGGATGTTGCCTTAGTAGTAAGTGCGTCAGCGACAACTGCGTTGTCTACAGACTCAGCTACAACTGGAACAACTCCTGCTTCAGCCGCAAAGGCTTCCGCATTAACTTCTGCTGTATCCATTTCGATTCCTTTTTCTCCTAGAGGTCGTTTTCCGAATTATTAGCACATATGACCGAACGTTGTATATATTTTCTTGCTTAACACAAAAAATGTCAGCGTAAACGCTTATTTTTCGTATTCTTCTGGTACACGTCTCTGTGGGAGAACGGTGCCATAAGCTTCAGTAACCAGCTTGTTACGTAGGTCAGCTTCGCCCATATCTGCGGCGGCTAGTGCCTCGTCCATTGTTGGTGGTAGTACTGCTGGGGCTCCAGGAGCTCCAGTCTCACCAGGAGCACCAGGGGCGCCTCCAGTTTCAGGGTTAGGCATAGTGCCCGTAAGTTCAGCAATTTCCTGCTCAATTTGAGTCTGTAGAAGTTTAAGGGCGCCATCAGCAACCGCATCGTCCATAAGTTCTTGACGGATTTCATTTAGCTTCTCAGTAGGGAATTCCTCACCAAGGGTGCGGAGAGCGCCTTCCTTAGATTCCAATCCTAGTGAAAGCATAGATTGAACTTCGTTAAGGGCAATCAACTTATCTAGTGGAAGTGGTTGTGGGAAATGAACATAAGTCTGGTATGTCAGTGGGTCATTAGGGTCTAGGCGTTCTAGCTGACCCTTCTTAAGCTTTACGTTTACATCAGGGTTCCAGATAAATACCTCTGGCTCCTTAACTGCAAGGCTGCGTAAAATAAGCTCATTAACGCGCTCTAGTCCACGTGCATACTGAATAATTTTTTGGTGGTAGCGGTTCATCAAAGGCTGGAACTGGATAGATAGAGCAACACCAGAAGTGTTAGAAATAGGCTGTGCCTGACCAAGAGCGGTCTCAGGAACACCAATCATTTCGTGCATAGACTTCTTGAGCATAGCCAAGAACTCCATAGCACCTTTAAGACCTTGTGCTCCGCCTTCTAGGTTTTCTACCCTTGCGTCTTTTGGTAACCCACCCCAGACTTTGTTAGCGCCCTTTTCCAATTGTGAAGCTTTGGCACCAATGATGACTGTGACGGGAGCAGCATGATAATTAACGATGTCAGCGATGTCAGTAGCAGTCTCGTTATAAGTACGGTTAATATTAATAATGTCATGACCATCGCTAAGACCCCAAGGGCTACCACTAACGCGAACATTTGGAACATGAACAATGGGAATAGTACCAAGCGGGTTAGGGCGAGAATCAATGAGCTCATCGTTAATGTATTCCTCAATCACATCTTCTGTAAGGATTTCAGTGTAAGTAAATACCTGACGTGTACCTTCTAGTGATGTGCCCCAGAAACGGTACTTTAACTTAAAGCGTATAAGGCGCTCGCGGTCATGTGGGTGGAACTCTGGAAAACAGAAAGCTGCATTAAGTGGGAGTACGCGTACGCGACCTGGGTGCTGCATTCCTGATGGGTCAACCCAAGCCTCTTCATAAGCTACTTTAATAAATACGTCACCAGAAACTGAGCCCTGCTGGCCCATCTCCCATAAAATTGTTGCTTTATTGTTATCTACTTCCCACACTCTTTCAAGTAGGTCAGGAACAATAGCTTCAGTTTCCTTTGGTGAGCGGAAGTTCACACCCTTACCAAAGGTAAAGTTAATAATAAAGTCTGTAAAAGCACGGTAGTAATTAAGTACTAACTGTGCATCACCCACCTGGCGACGGTATGAATAGTGGTGACCAAGGTACATAGCCCAGTTAAGGGAATAACGATTTAGGCGTGGGCCATGGACTTCAAATTCTTCATCAGCCAATTCCACTAAACCAAGTGGAGAAATGGAAATGGTTAAGTCAGACGAGGCCGCCCTATAACTAGGGGGAGAAAAATCAATGCCGCTCAACTATCCACCTTTTTCCTACGCACGAACAAAGAATACCACGAGTAATAGGCTTAGCGGAAACGCTCGCCGCGGATGTTTCCCTGACCTATTGGTTTAGTAACTTTCTTCTTTTGTTTTTCTTCTTTTTTATCTAGCGCTTCTTGAGTGTAATCGCGAAAACGTGGGTCTACTTCTTTTTTAGACTTAACGTATTGACCACCCATTTGATTGTACTTGGCGTGAATCCAGTGACCACGGGCAGGAGAGTTTTTAGAAAAACGAGTTTTTGCTTGAGCAGTAACCATGTTCCAAAGCTTAGGGTTTGCAGGCTCCTGCTTGTCGGTCTTCTTTACTTCTTTACCTGAGATAAGTGCCATGTTTAATCCTTAGAAAATGAGGAACCTACCCCCGCAGCTGTTCAAATGTGCTGAACGGGGGTAGGAAACCTAATTAATCGTTTACTACTGCTGGGTTAGATGCTTTTTGGTTTGCACCGCTGCGCTGTACGCGCTCAATGCGGTTATCTCCATGGTCAGCAAATCCGCCTGCTGAAAAATCAGTAAGGCTTGCTGGTGCTTCTACCCATGCTGCAGAACCAACATGTGCGCGTTCGCGCATTGTCTCTTCTGCTGTCTTTGTGTGAACAGGCTTGTTACGGTTTGGACGACCTGCAGCAGGTTCGTATCCCTGCATTGCACCGTTAGTGAATTCATTAGGAATGTCAGTATCGGTTGCAAGACCTTCTTCAAAACGAAGTGGGCCACGTTGGCCTGGTGTAGCAGGTGACATCTTACGGTCGTAAGTTGTGCCTGGACGCTCAGGGAACTTAGGTGTTGGGGCAATTGCCATTTTTTATACTCCTTATAAGGGTTGAGGACCTCGTGTAAAAGTGTCCTACTTATTGACGGTAAAGTCAGGCTAAACGGGTAACTACCTACTGAAGAACGGAGAGGTAGAGACTTCAACCGAAGGCATAGTCATATCTAAAGTTAAAGATACGGCTATTGCAAGGCTGTCCGCGTAGTCATCGTGGGCATGTGCCTCATCTGGCGCATGAGCAAGGAAGTTAGGTCCTGTGAACTTAGTTTCCAAGTCTGTCATCTGTTGGTAGAAGCGCTTCCAGGTACGTAGACGTCTTGTCTTTGCGTGTGCAGGCCATCCAACCAATCTGCGGTCAATTAAAGCTTTAAGGTGTTTCCAACGCTTTGATTGCTCAGGTTGGCTACTTCCTATGGAATGTACTTCTGCTCTTGGGAGGAGGAGTTTGAGTCTTTGTGCAACCGCATCACCCACGCCGTTAGCGTCAACCCCAACAGCAAGTACGTCATAGCTGCCCAAGAAATTAACGATTTGAAAATATTGGTCTTCCCAGTCATCACCTTGTAACTCCAGCCAGTTTAAGATTCTATGGTCAAAATATCCGAACTCATCAGGTCTGTCCCAATCAACCCATACTACTGTCACGACAGTTGAGTCCATCTTACGTGCGGGGTCAATTCCCACTACTACTGGGGAACGGTGCCAAGCCTTAACAGTTTCTTGAGATGTATCTCCAAGCTCATCCATAACGGTTGAGGTAACGAACATTCCACGCTCAAGGAGCCACTTACAGCAATACGACATCTGGAACTCATCTGAGTCCTCGCCAATACGCAGCATCTCTTTTTTAATGAACTTTGCATAGTTAGCGTTGCACTTACTTACATCTCTGTAATCCCACTCAAAGTGGTTAGTGCGGATTCCTCTACCTGTCTGTCTACGCTTATTAAGCTGGATAGAGCGGTAGAAGTTGTTTTTGTGCGTAGTAGGTGTACCAGTCTTAACCATGGTTCCTGAGTAGTACGCAAGCATAGGAGAGATAGACTTAGATACCACGAAGTCATCCGCTTCCTGGCACTCGTCAATAACAATAAGGTGGAAAGACTTAGATTCAATCTTTGCACGAGGGTTAGCAGTCATCATCATAAGGCTACTGCCAGAGTTCTTTAATTTAATTTGTCTAGTAACGCCTGGGACTTTACCTAGGCTGTCATCAATCTCAGGGTCTCCTAAGATTTCTAGCGCACGTTCGCTAGTAAGCCTGTTAACAGTACGACCAAAGAGAGTTTCTACCTGACCTTCAACTGGAGCAAACATACCAATCCAGATACCGTCTTTAAACTGACCTAGTAGGTCTGGGTACATCTTTGCAAGGCGTGGCAATAGAACCATTAGCGTAGCTACTGTATTAGCAATTGTTTCAGACTTACCTGACTGACGTGCGGCAAGCGCAGTTACTTCTTCGCCGTCATTAATGATTACAGACTCAATGATGCGTCGAGCAAGTGGCATCTGGTACGGGTGTAGCTCGTGCCCTACCAGAGCGTTCATAAACTCAATGCATCTATCAATAAGCTTCTTTACGAACTCTTTAGATAGCTCATCAAGCTCGATATCTTCTTCTTCAGGCAGCTCTTCTTCGAGCTCCTCCTCAGGGAAGAACTCATCTTCATCTTCTAAAACAATGTTGTTGTCCATATTAACCTTAGTTTAATATAAAACAAAAAGCCTGGGTAGTTATACCCAGGACCTTTTGATGCCATCACACGGGGAGAGGAAGAGAGGCGAAGCTAATTCTAGCACAACTAATAGGATAATTAAAGAGGCTTGCTCATTCTAATATGTAACTGGTCAACAACGGCGTGTAGAGCTTCTGCACCCTTAAGAGCTTCATCCAGGTAAACAGTGTCGCGGTTCTTAGTGTAACCAGATAGACAGCGACCAATTTCAGTAATTGCTTGGTCTGCCCACATCTCTAGCTCTCCAGTTGGAATTCTAGATACTCTTTTAGACACCTTTTCGGGGAAGGGCTTAGTCCAAGCCTCTTTCTTAAAAAAACTCATTGTATGCTCCATCTTCTGGTTTCCAGGCTTCGCGGCCCTTCATAGCGTCAGATAGTATCTTATCTACTGCCTCTTCGTCATCCCACATAATGTCAGGGGTATGGTAGAAAACTCCTGCATACAAACCAGGATGTGTAAATGGAAATCTAAAAACTAGGCATTTGCCTTTTCTATATGGGTGCTCAGTTTCTTGGGTACTGCCTACCTCAATAATAGGTAGTGCTTTCTTATGCCAATACTTAAGTGTTCCGCCGTATAGTGGTCCGTATGTTTTCATGCCTACTCTTTGCCTGTAAATGGGATTTTAAAGTCTTCTCGTACTTTCTGTATTCTACTAGCAGTTGCAGCTGTTTGCGATAATCTAGCTTGTGCTTCTGGAGATATATTTTCCGTATCAGCAGGGCCCATGGTAGGCCAACGGTCTAACCCACTAGATGCAAGATAGCGCCCAGTTGAATCGGTTATTTGTATAGCTTCCCAATGATTAGCGCCTACGTTGTCGTACTGCCACTGTGTTCCATCTCTAAAAACAATGTACAAAGTTCTAGACTCGTAGTTATACCCTATTGCCATGGCTCTTGGGCGTGAAGAGTTTGTTGTATTAGCGTGGCGAAATTCAGAAGGTAAAACAACTTTAAATTGTTCTGCAAAAGGGCTATCAATTAATAACTTCTCTTGCGCTCTTAAACCGAGGTTAAGGATTCTATTCTTTTGCTCTTCGCGCTGTTTAGCAGCTAACTCTAGCTTTGGGTCCTTTTTTGGCATTAGTCCTCACAGCTATGGTTCTTAGTCTCCGATTCTGTAACACGTGAAAAACAGCGTGAACAACGAAGATACTTTTCTGGAGTAAAGTTATTTTGTACTGTAGCGCCTAATGGGTGGTTTGAACCATCATCAGAGTATGGGTCTTCGTTATCAAGAACAATCTTAGGTTCTCTAAAGAGTTCTCTAGGAAATGGGCCTTGAGGCTCCACCATCCTGTCAGGTACGGGGTGTACCTGGATTGCTTGGCGTCTACTTACTTTCATCGGCAGGGACTTCCTCTGCCTTATCTTCAGCAGGAGCAGCCTTCTTCTTAGAAGACTTTTCTTCAACTGCTTCAACTAATGGAAAATGACCAGCCTCAGCGCGTTCTAACAACCACTGTGGTAAACAAGGTTGACAGTAATTAACAGGGTTAACTCCTGCATCTGCACATGTGTAGGTAGCGTCTAGTTCACAGTTGTCACATTTTGGCTTTGCCATAATATCCTCCTAATAGTTGGAGGCGGGGGCTACCCGCCTCCCCCTATTCTACTTACTTGCGCCGATTCCGTATGCCTTATCTTTAGGATTTACGGCTTTTGCTAGAGGGCCGATGAGACCTGCAATAAACGCGTTAAGCAGAGTCTTTGGGTCCGTAATGCCGCTCATGTATAGAGCGACGACTGATGCCGCACTTGCACGTAGATATGTGCCAAGAGCTGCTGTTAGCTGTTCTTTGTTCATGGTTCTCCTTCTACCCCCGTGTGTGGGGGATTGCTAGAAGAGTACTACTACTTTTCGGTTTCGTCTAGGTGCTGTGTAAAGCGGCCTTCAAGACGAGCAACTGCAATACGTAGGTCTACCATCTCTGAGTGAATTTTATTGACGGTATCTTTCATCGAGCCCCCGCCGTTGGGCTTAAGTTCATGTACGTAATTCTTTAGGTATGATTTTAATACCCACGATGTGGCTGTAATAATTGCTGCACCAAAAGCTGCAAATCCAGCTAATGTGCCAGCCCACTCTGCCAATGACATATATCACCAATCTAAGTAATTTAATATAGATTAACGAGATATGTTGTCCGACACGCATATACAAATGCGGAAATACGTATTACTATTAAATACGTAAATACTTAATTTGTCTCAATATAAAAAATATATTTACTTCGGCTTGACTCATGCTGTAACTCTGTGGCAGTCTAGTTCTTGGAAGGCTCCAGTAATGGAGCCTTTTGCTACTGAGAGGAGCAATCAAATGCTTAATATCAGAAAAGAAACAATGGATAAAGTGGCGGTGTTTTCGATGTATGCACTGTTAATAGGTGGACTGCCTCACACGCTAGCTAATGCGGATGAGGAAGTATCAACTGTGACAGTACAAGAAATCGCTGTGGACCCACTAGATAAGTACAAAGGAGCAAAAGAACTGTCAGATACAGAATTAGTTGACCTGCTTAGCGCGGTTGGTTTTGAGGGAAAAGCTCTCAAGGTCGCCTACGCGGTTGCTAAGAAAGAATCTAACGGTCGCCCCTTAGCCCATAACGGAAACGTCAATACAGGTGATAACTCTTACGGCATGTTTCAGATTAATATGCTGGGGAGTCTCGGAGAAGATAGGCGAGAAAAATTTGAACTCACAACTAATAAGGACCTTCTGGACCCTGTGACCAACGCACAAATTGCGTACCACATGTCAGACGGCGGAAAAGACTGGTCCTCCTGGAAAGTATACCCAGGCCAGAAAAATGGAGAAAGATACGAGAGCTTCTTAAAGAAGTTCCCTAACTAATATACCTTTAAACTAAAAAGCCCCCAGCCATTGGCTGGGGGCTTTTTGCTTGGGAGTTTAGGAAACTGCCGCAAATGGTGTGATTGTGATTGTTGCTGTGGTTGCAACAGTAGCTGTACCAGCTGCTGTGCTTTGTGTCTTGATTGTTCCAGCAACACCTGAAAGACCAGCAACTGAAAGTCCTGTTGTTGATAGGGCTCCAGAAGTAGTGGTTGTGAAAGATACGGTGTTTGTATCAACCGCTGTAACAGTCCAAGTACCGTTGAGAGCTGTATCTGGTGATACGAGGCTTGCAACTGTAATCTTTGTACCTACTGGGTACTTGGCACCAGCACCTGATGAGGTGATTGTTGCAGTTGTACCTGTACGTGATACTGCTGTAATTGTTGATACTGCGTTTGTAGCTGCTGAAGCTGTAGTGATGTTAGCTGCTTCGTAACCAGCGTCCTTAAGAGCGTCAAGGGCTACTGCTGTGGTTGCACCAAGTACTGAAGGTACGTTGATGTAGCCGATTCCAGCGCCATCAGCTGCTGTTAGAGCAGTTGTTAGCTGAACCTTGCCGTACTGGCCTGTGATAGCCCCACCGTTAGCTGCGTTAGTTACTGTAAAGCTAAGTGCGTTAGCTGTAGCAACTGTTGCTGCTGAGAGGTTGTAAGCGCCTACTGAAAGACCAGTGATGTTTACAGAGTCTCCAACTGCAAGCTTGTTCTGTGATGTGTAAGTAACAGTTGTGCCGTTACCTGAAACTGCTGTGATGATGTAGTTGCCTGTACCAGCTGTGAATGCTGGGTATCCTGACCAACCTGCTTCTGCGTTTGCGTGGTTGTCAAGGGCTGCGTCTAAGCGGTCTGCTGCTACACGGGTAGTAGCTGCCCAGCTATAGTCGCCTGTTGAGCCTCCGATGTTTGCTGGGGTCACTGCCGCAGCACGGTCATCATTTGGCTGCATAGGGAAGTTACCCCATACAAAGTCAACGGCTTGCTGACCTGATGAATCTGTTGCCATTAAAAGTACCTATTTTCTCTAGAGTAGTAATTACGCCTGATATCGGGGGCGCTAGTCCTATTCTCCAAGAGGATTGAGGGTTTGTCAGGCTCTATTCGTTTGTAGGTGGGGTATGGAGATTTAGCTTGGTTTTATGATGGTGGGGCCAGTCTGGGATAGACCCATCTTGGTTTTTGCCCCTTAAATACCTTTTGCTAAAAGCACTTTCCCCAGAGGCATCTGTTGCAGTTCTATAGTTTGCGTGGTCCATAAATCTGGCATGCATATCTTGGTCATCAGATAAGTTTTTATGAGTTATTTTAAACTCTTCCAGTTGAGTCTTGTGAATAGGTATAAAGAAAAAAACAGGGTCACCAGCTTTAAATGTAACTAGCTTATTTGGCTCGGTAATCTTCCAGTTCATCGTTGGGGAGCTGAACATCCAATCAGATTCCACAATACCTGATAGCGGAGAAGCTCCAGGTATTACAAGATTAGGTGCGCCAATAATCCATATGTTCCATTCTGGTGATGTTCTAGGCACGGCATTTAAATGAAATGTAACGACCCCATTACCTGTCCCATTATCAGCAAATACTGTTCCAGGCATTTGTTCTCTACCACAAATAATTTGAGTTCCTGAAGCTTGGTAATCCCCATTCCAAACAACTTCTACATCGTGCTTTAATTTAATAGCCCAGCCATGACGGCTAGCGTAGGTCATAGGAAGGCATCTATAGGCGTAAGACTGATGAAGCTGGTTCATCCACTCTCTGTCCACAGGGGACTGTTCAATCTCCATACGCATACCTACAGGCAGTGTGTGGTAGAAATCTATGTACATTAGTTGTCCTTTAGAAAACTATTAAATTTATCTGTCAAATCATACCCTAAGTGAGCACTTATTTTATCTATCCCAGTTTGGTCAAAGCCTTTACGTTCAACTACATTATTTAGCATATATAGTATCGTTTGAGTGGTTGTAGCGCTTTTTTTAAACCACTCATCTGGAAAATCTTTAAACACTTTATTTAGAGTCATATACGACTCTACGTGTTGAGGATACATATGAGAAAGGGGAGGGTTATAAGGAAGATACACGTCCCAGCCTTCACTAGCTGCAGTTAAGCTGTTTATAAACTCTTCTCCCCAAAACATAACCCAATCTTGTTGATTTATATATTTAAATAGTTCTTTTTTTGCAAAAATACAGTGAGCAGCTAAATACCAGCTTTTATATAAAAAGTTACTATCAGATTTAACAGTAATGTTTTCTGGAACAATGCTTTTATTATTAATCAAAGCATCTCTACTCATTTCTGTAAAATTAGGTTCAAAGAACCCATTATTAACATTTACAACCTCTTCACCACCAGGCATCGGTACCCAACTTGGAAGATATGTACTAATAGCTGATTTTAATGGTAAATCTTTAATGTAGTTTAAAAGAACAGAATCCCAATCTTTATGAAACCTAGTATGAGAATCTACCTGCAAGACGTAAGTGTGTTCTTCTGACAAAAATTGAAGCGCATTATTACGACACTGAGTAATGCTAAATATTTCACCAGGATTTACTACTTGATAGTAAACATTATCCCCTAGGTGATGTTTAATTGGAGTTTCTACAGCCCTATCTACCTCATAAGATTGTATAAAACACCCGACTGTTATATTTTCAGGGCTGCTTGCGTTCTTATATAAAGACTCTATAGTTGAAACTAATAATGAATCTCTATATGATGCAATAGCAACATAAATTTTATTCTTGTTCATGTGGAACTTGACTCCACTTACCTATAGGACACTCAGCCTCAGCAAGTTTAACTTTAAGGTTCATTATGCAACCACATTTTTTACACTGATGTGTAATTGGAAGCATTTCTGGACAAGCTTTACATATATTTAACCTTCTGTAAGCCTCTGTATCTGTAGCTCGTGGCAAATTACTATTAAGCAAATCCCAAGGCCTAGTTTCCCCAAGATTTTGCTTATATCTTTGCCAAGGGGTTAATTTCTCTTCAGACATGGAGGTACTATATCGCAGCTAGCTTAATGTTGTGAGTTAGCATATTAGCTGTAAAAATGACGTCATCATCTTCAGCATCAAATAGGTAAACAGTGTCCTTAGCCTCAATAAAGTCGTTGGATACAACAGGTACCCACTCTAGGGCAAAGAGATTGTCCCCGTTACGCTTTAGGACCTCATAGCCAACATGAACGTCTCCAGCCTGCATAAAGCTGTGAATTCCATTATGACGTACTAGAACTGGGTGTTCTGGGGTCATAAGGTCGCCATTTAAGCTTAGGTAGTAATCTACTGGCTTCTCAATAGAGATTTTCTTAATAACAGAGGTTGTTAGCTCTGTAGGGGTTAAAATGTTTGTAGACCAGCTCATTATGGTATCAACTGTTTCATCGGTGCTTAATTCAGCAAATTTAACTGAATGAACTAGGTCGCCGACTTTTATATCTTTAGCCTTTACAAA